GAAGATCAAAGACATCCCCGCCTGGTATCTCTCCAAAAGTAATCTGGTTCCCGAATCAGAGGACATGTTTGACCAGCACATCGCAAATCTTGAATCTGACTGGCATAAGACCCGTCAGCAGATGATCGACGATGGGATGGTATTCTCAACACCGCCAGCAGCCGGCGGAACCGGAGGAAAGGAGGGCGCTGAAGTAGGCAAGAAGATAGCCGAAAAGCACAATCAGCAGATCCTCGGTGCCAAAGAGCAGGCGGGAGTCAAAAAAATTGTCTAACGAATAATTATTTAAATGCAAATAACAACCGATTCCATAACCGGGAGTAAAGTGATCTTCGAGAATATTCTTGAAGACGTTCCCGGAGGGGTCGCGCTGAATGTTACTCGCCTGGACTATTTAGCCACAGGCAAGGAATATCTGGCCGCAGGTACCCCTGTTTATGTCGATGTCGCTGCCCGCACGGCGGAGGTCTGTAAGACCGCCAAGGCCGCTGCCGGTTCAGGCGCCACGACTCTCTATTTTGCGACAGGACATCATTTCAAAGTCTCTGACTCGATCACGGACTTTGTTAACTGCCGCATTATCTCTGCCATTACCGCATCCGGTGATGTTGATGCTGTTGCTGTTCCTTCAGGACTGATTACTGCTTCAGGTACCGTTTACGCTCAGGCTTATCCAGGTGCCGCGAGTGGTTATGAAGCCGCTTCCGCGGCTCAGGCCGCTCTTTATACCCCTAACGGACTTACCAAAGCTGATGTTTATATCAAGAATGGTAATGCCGATGTTGCCGTCGTGAAGATGGGAACAGCCAGGGAAGTAAACCTTCCTCCGCTTCCGAGCGCTTTCAAGGTTGCTCTTCGCGGTGGTACAGCAGGTACGGGAACCAGTTTGATAACCTTAGTTTAATCTCATTAAGACATGAAAACACCAATAATCGAAGGGGTTACTCAGGCAGGACTGGAATCCTATCTCGCAGCAAGGCAGTATGAAGCCGTTTACTGGCCTAATTTCTTCCCCGTGAAGAACGTCAACTCACTTGACGGAAAGACTCTCATCGGCGCCGTTGGTTCAAGGGTAGCCGCTCATATCATATCTTATGACAGCAAGACACCGGAAGCCGGAAGGAAATCGCTGAGCACAAGGTATTTTGATATACCAAAACTTGCACAGAGCAGGCGTAAGAGTGAAAAGGAGATCCTTGAGCACCAGATAACAAAGGCAATAAGGGGCATCGATTCTGTCATTGAGGATTATTTCAATGATGCAGGCTTTGTCTTCGACTCTGTTCAGGCCCGTGCCGAATGGCTCTCTCTTCAGGCTATTTCCGCCACTAAACTGCAGCTTTCGACAACCAACAACCCGCAGGGTATCATCAATGAAACGGTTATCGACTTCGGAATGCCAACGGCAAACAAAAAGGCCGTTACTACAGTTTGGTCAACCGGTAATGTTGATACAATGGATCCTATCAAGGAGTTTCAGGCCGTTGTCGCTGCAGCCCGTAAGCTTGGTATTCGCTTCCAGAGGATGCTGATGAATGCCGACACTTATGATCTGATGATCGCCTCGACCAAATTCAAGGCTTTCTTCCTGAACCCGGCTCTCAGCGTGACCAATCCCATCAACCTTGACGGGATCAACCGCGTATTGAGAGACTACAGGCTTCCGGAGATATCAGTCATTGAGACATCAATCAACATCGAAGGCAAGGATAACACCTATACCGCAACTGATCCGTGGAGTACCGGCCATATCACTTTCGTTCCTGAAATAAGGCTGGGTGACATGTTCAACGGACCGATTGCTGAGCAGATTGAAAAACCTGACGGCGTTCTCATTTCGATGCAGAACAATGTATCGGTTTCGATTCGCAGGGAATATAACCCGGTTGCAGTTCTGACCAAGGCGGAAGCGAACATGTTCCCGTCATGGCCTACTGTGGACAGGTGCTTCTCGCTCTATACCGCAGCTACTTCATGGGCTTAAAATAGTTTCTTCTTCAGTAAGTGGGAAGGGGTCGCTCTCCATCTCGGCGGCCCCTCCTTTTAAAAGACGCGAAATGACAAACCTGGAAGCCCTTAAAGCAGTTCTCTCTTACCCACTCTCTAACAATGCCTTTATCAAGGCACTCAACGACCGCGGGCTGACTGATACTGCTACTTATTCCACTTCATCGGCTTTTGAACTTGCACGGGCTGACGCCATTATGACGCTTGTCACCGCTCCGAACATTACAGAGGGCGGGTTCTCATTAAGCCAGGGCGACAAGAAATCGCTTATCGAACTGGCCAACGGGATCTACGAGCGTAACGGTGTGGCACCGGTGGTTCCGAAGCCTACAGCAACATTTGTTCAGCGCTGGTAACATGGAACAGTACCCTGACAGCATAGTAATTACGGTGGCCGCATCCGCTTCGCAGAATGCAAGCGGGATATGGACCGCCGGCGCATCTGCCGGGTACACCTTTGACTGCAGGGCTGAATCAAACAGCGCGGGAAGACAGATCGCCGCCGATGACGGTACGCTGACAGACTATGCCTTTACGGTGTATATGCCGGCAACAACAACCATCATACCGTCGGATTCGGACTATGTTCTGACTTCGCTGCTGAATGGGGTAATAAGGGGAAAAGTGAAAAGGGCAAGCAATGGGCAACTAAACTCACGGCTATGGCTTTAAAGAGCAATTTCAATTTTGACCGCTCAATGAGGGGCCTGCAGAAACAGGTCGATGGCATTTATGACCGTATCATCAACTCGTTCATCTATGCCGGGGAAACCTTCATTAAGAACGCCCGTGGACAGGTTCAGGATCACGCGATGGGAACGTATGTTGACCAGACCACCAATCTTCGTAACTCAATCGGCTATTTCATATTTCATGATGGCAGGTATGTTACCGGGAAAAACGATCTGGCGTCAAACACTATCGAGATCCAGGACCATGTAAAGCCCAAAGGCATTCAGTTGATCGGAATAGCAGGGATGAATTACGCCTCAGAAGTTGAGTCAAAGGGTTACAACGTAATTTCCTACCAGGCAGATGTCTGTATTGTGGAAATAGCAATGTACCTGGGAAAACTCGGCGTCGTGGAGGGCGGGACTGCTGCAAGGCTTGAAGAATCATTCATACCGTAAAAATGGCTGATTACAAGACAACGGATTTTATAAAAAGCATTGTTTACCATCTTCTGAGTTCGGTAAGCAAGCCCAAGTATTATGATGTTGCGCCGGACTTTACCGCCTTGAACCAGCAACGCCCCAGGGAGTATATCGTCATCAATTCCCTTCCGATCAATGCAAACGTCATGCAGAAATGTTATGTCAATGTTAATTACCACGTTAAGGACATAGGACCGGGACTGAAGGATCACACAGCACTTGAGGCCGGATCCGCTTCGGTTCTGAACGTCCTGAAACAGGTAACGACAACGGCATACCTCATTGACTTTGAGAGCCAGGAAACAATTCGCGAACCCGCTTTAGGAGAACACTACAGTAATTTGAGATTTTCATTCAAATACATCAACAACTAATAAAATGGCAGAATATCTATTCGGAATTACTTCCGTCAAATATGGTGTCGCGGCAGATACAAACTCAATGCCGACGTCACTCACCCCGCTTCCGAACACCGTTAAAGGATCGGTAAGCATCGATGAGACTGAGGGATCAACTACTCAGTTCTTCGTGGACCAGCAGTTTTCTCCTGTTCGTGAGGTGAAGACTGAAGAGGGAGTCATATCTGCAGTAATGCAGTTTTATGACATGTCCTTCGCCAATGTCGCAGCGCTGAAAGGCGGATCAGGTGACGCCAGCGGTTACACCCCGGCAACAGGTTACACCACAGTGAACAGGGCTCTTGAAATAACCATGGATTCAGGACACAAGCTTCTGATGTATAACGCATCACTTGTGACCAGGATCGTTGGCGGAGGGGGCCGTGACAAAATGTTCTCCCTTGAGGTCAAAGCCACGCCGCAGCTCACTACCGACAACGCAGGCTCATGGAAGCTCGAAAAGGTTTTTAGTTAACTAAAGGGGCTCCGGTTATGGAGCCCTTAACTAAAACACTAAGATGCAGGAGAAGGCAAGCAATATCATTCTGGGAAAGGCTGATCCTGGTGACTGTTTTATGATTCAGTCCGGCTGGTTTAAATTTTATCTTGAGATAAAACCGCTTACAGCAAAACAGGTCATCGAGATAGCAGGGGAGTTGTCGAAGTTGAAAGACGTCGATCCAAAGAGTGATATGTTTGCCGGACTCCTTGAGGGAAGTCCCGATCTGTACCATGTGGCAAAAGCTATTACGATTGCCACGGGCACAAGGTTCCGGCAGATTGTGACACGGGCGGTGCTGAATCTTCCACTGAAAGACATAGCCTTGATGATGACAATGGTGAAAAAACAAAGCGATCCGGAAGTTTTTTTTTATACTATCATATTGGCGAAAGGGTTGAAAAACATTCTGACTCCAAAGGCGACGTCATAGGCAGTGACAGCATATTCGGCCGCCTGGCCGCAATGCGTACAAAGCTGGGGCTTACAGATTCGGAGATGATGAACAAGAGCTGGATAGCCTTGTGTCTTGAGTCCGCAGATTTCCCTTATTACGATCCGAAGGCAAAGAAAATAATCAAAGGAGATGAAGCAACACAAATCCTTGATAAGTACCTGTAAAAATGTCCAGTATAGTCTTCGATAGTTCACTCGATACCTCTGGCCTTGAGGCTGGAATTAAACGCGCAAACCGCAGCATAGAGCAGTGGGTTCAGGGTGTGGAGAAAGAGACATCCGGCCTTGATAAGACCATGAGCCGCATCGGTGCCGGCATAGCAGCTTATTTCTCAGTCCGGGAGCTTGCCAATTTTGCCCGTGGAGTGGTTGAGACAAGGGGAGAGTTTCAGAAGCTCAATATCGCTTTTGAAACCATGCTGGGCAATAAGGAGAAGGCCGACAAACTGATGCAGGAGGCTATAACTTTCTCACAGCTCACACCTTTCACCCTTCAGGATGTAGCCGGCAATATAAAGCAGCTCATGGCCATGGGTATTGAGACGGAGAAGGTGATGGACACGATGAAATCTCTCGGCGACGTTGCCGCAGGTGTCAGCGTACCCATTTCCCGCCTCGCCATCAACTACGGCCAGGTAGCAACTATGGGCACCCTGCAGGGCAGGGAACTCA